TTTTTAAAGTTAGGTGCGTTCCTTCGGTAAACATTACCTACTTCCGTCTCTTACGAGATGAACGATGATAATGCGTTCCTTCGACAAATAGTCTACTTCCGCCCAAAAGGGTGAACGATATACTTATTTAGTTAATTTACTCAAGAATGTAGATGTTTTCATACCGATAATGTTTTCTGACTGCATTGGTTTTGTAGCAACATCATCTGGTATTACGAAAACGAACTTTACATGCTCATGCTGATTGACAAACCAATCGCAATACCTGACACGAAAATAGTTATCGGAGGTATTAGATTGAGTATGAGGTTCGTAATTTTTAGATCCCGCGAAAACGTTTTCAATTGATTTATCTCCTTCTAATATAAAGTCAAACCCTAAACAGTAGAGAATATTGTGTCCTCTACGAATTGCTTCGAGCATAGCATTCATGCCTGCGTTAGAACGACGTCGTTGCGGTGAGTATTCAGCAGACTCCCATCGCTCGTCTTCAGGTGGGATAATTATCTCACCCTTTATCATTTCTTTGTTTGCTTCTAACTCTTCAATCATTCGATCATCTATTGATACCAAATAATCAAAGTCATCGAAGTTTCTCCACAAAGCATTGCATCCAAAGATAGTACCCTTACCAACAAGGGATGATAGATCTACCGCTTGTCGAGACTTACCGTTTCCGACTATAAATGCTATCTTGTTGTCGATCATTTTCTACTTCATCCCAATCTTCTACATCAATTAAACTTCTCAAATGACTTTTTATATTGTGTCTACTTTCTTTCTTAATCTTCTTTTTTGGAAAGTCAGTTTCTTCAATATACTCTTTGAATCGTTTACGACTTTTACCCACAACAAACTCCTATCTTTCTTTCACCAATCAGTTGACAACTTTGGAAACGTCTCTGCTACTAGTTTCCTTGTTAGTCCCTTAAATGGCAACTTACCTTCTTTCATTCCTAGCAAAACCTTAGCATCTCCTGGATCAATGCTTTCTAACAACTCTATAAACAATTGCTCACGTCGAGTTTGTTTTAGATTTCTTGAAGTTTCACTTGCACCTTCTACAAACAAATGTAAACGACGCAACTCTGATTCTAGTCTACCTTGCATATCAGTACTAGACTCCAGTGGTTTGTATGGTGGATCGCCTTCAGGCAACAACCACTTGACGTTTGGATTATATGTCAATCCAAGAATCTGCTTTAGTGGCGCACCACTATATTTGCGCAAGACTTCTTGTTTTTCTGCTTTTGTTTTTGCTTTTCCTACTTGTTCAAATATTTCATAGAATGATAGTTTCATTAAAATTCTCCAATTACATCCATTAAATTTTTCAGTCTGTTTTTAATAAAATAGTTTAGTAGACCACTGCGTTTCGCAGGTTTGTAGTTTTCGTATTGTTCCAATATCTTCTCAGATACCTCATCAGGCACTTGCTCTAAGTCAACCAATGCTTCGTTCCTTCGATAATTTTTGAGCATTTGATCATCACAAAACTTTTCAGGTTCTAAGTCTATCCATGAATCTAGTTTCTTAGATGCCAAAGGTTTCTGTCGTTTCTTGCTGATGATAGTGCTGTCTTCAGATAGGAAGTTAGGAATGCCATCACCTCTATCACCCTTCATGATATGCTCACGAAGAAATCGATGTGGATCTTGTATGCGTATCCACTTCTTCAACACTGGACTATATTGATCAACATTTAAATACTTTTGCAGTTGACCAAAGTCTTTATCACCAGAAAGTATCAAAACCTTTTCCGTGCTTTTATTATTTAGATACACACCAAACTTCTTTGTGAGCACACCAATAATGTCATCTGCTTCAGCACGTTCTATTTGAATTACTTTGTAAGGAAAATATTGTTTAAGTTCGTCACGTATTTTATTCAAACATTCAAATATCTTATTCCAGTCATGAGTAGACTTAGATCGATCCTCTTTACGATGTGCCTTGTAATAAGGAAAGATATCCTTGCGCCAGTAGTTCTTATCGTCGCAGGCAATGATCAACTCTCCATACTCTGCAACAAACTTCTGCCGATACATTCTTATTGAGTTGAGGATCATGTGTCTTACCAAGTCCTCATTTACATCTGGTTCCCGATTCAGAGATACCATCAGATTACTAATCATAACCTGATTCAAGTCTAATATGAGCATTCTTTTTCCAATAATTTATTTGATACTCTCTATTCTACTCGTTTTTATCTAAAAGGTCAAGTTTTTTCAAAAATAACTCATCCCACCTTAGATTCCAACTGTTTCTTTCAGCGTCCCACTCTACTGCAACCGACTTTTCTACGATTTCTTGGAATGGGTGATTGATCTTGAAGTGAGACAGTACCAATGATCGAAGTGCTTCAGCAACGTAGTAAAAGTTCTTAGAGAAGTTCTCATCTCGCTGTTCTAATCCATACTGCTCTAACATCAATGTGACATTTGCCAACAGTGTATTCAGCAAATCATTAATCTTTTGGATTTCTAAATCAATGTCATCTAATTCTTTTGATAGTCTTTTATCTTTAAGGTTTACAATTTTACTCATAATAAATTTTGTTTTATCTCATCTAAAATATAATCTTTTAATTTTGATCTATCTAATGTATCATAATAATAGTCCAATGAGTTCGCTTTAGGAGTTTTATAATTTCTTACATTCACTGTACTTTGCGACAAAAAATCTAACTTTTTATTATAATAAAATTTTTGTAGTTTGACTTTTTTATTAGTATGGAATCTAGTATGATTCCACTGATCACCCTCTTTCATTTTTATGGTGTCAACATTTTGTTTTACCATAAAAGTGCAATCGATTGGTCTAAACCATTTCCCTATGTCAAAAACTCCAGGGATAATTGCAGTACTGTTTGCAAAATTATTATCTGAAGTGTATGGAGATAAAGATTCAATATTGAGAGATTTTTCTTCAGTAAAAAAAATATAAGCGAAATTAAGTGTAATTAATTTATTATTTAAATCTCTAATATAAACGTGATCGTCAAAAGCTTTTTGATCAAAACAACTTGAATTTACACATTCACCTTGCCAATCAAAATTCAAGTCATAATCAAATGGGAACTTCAAGGCGTAAGTATTTTTTACTGAATCTACATAAGCAGGACAAACTTTAAAGTTTGCTTTATTCGTGCAGTGTTTAAAATTATGTGCTATTGGATATGGATCAAACCACGATGATACGGGATACGCCCATCTTTGCCAATCTGACCATTCAGTTTCCTCTCCTTCTTTGGGTAACATCTGTGGTGCCATTGGTGCCCAATACACTGTTACAGTATCATCCACGCAGTTTTCTTTCCGCTTCATCCATTTCTTGAGTCCACTCAGCACCTATGTCAGCGTAGTATGTATTAACATTTCTTTTTGGCATGCCATCATCTTCATACCCATTTTTGACGCAGATATTTTTCATTAGTTGATCTTCGTATTCACCATAAAACATATTAGACCAATCACCAGTTCTGAGATACGATTCCATATGGCGAATATATCCTTGTATTGAATAGACTTTTGCTCTTGCCTTCGGAACGTTTCTTTTTTCCTCTTGCTTAGCAACTGCCAGTAACTCTCGTTGGGTTTTGATCCACTGCTTCACATTCTTCATATTAAGTGGATCTTCGTCGCCCCTATCTAATACTGATTGGTGAACAGACTTGTACTCAGGTGGATTGTTTTTCGCTCGCTCTTCCCTTGCCTTCGCTAGTCGTGCAACTGCTGCTTCCTTTTGCTCAGGACTCATAGGTTTTCGTGCGCGTCTTATCTTTTTTCGTTCCGCCATAGCATCTCTCCAATATTATTGAAACTATATTATGCCTGATATTTAATCAGAAGTCAAGTTTTGAAGTAGATTAGTCCACTCTGCAGCACGTAGATCCCAATTGTAGAAGTTGTCAGTCCAGTTCTTGGCAAATGCCAGTTTTTTCTGATTGTTTTCATCCCAGTAATCTTTAACTGCTGCAAATAACTGATTAGCGAATACATTAGCGTGAGTATTTTGATCTTCACTGAACTGATACATTCTTGCCCAGTGCCCAGTAGTTTCTGGTAGTGCAGCGTGATTAGGACAAACGATCTCACAACCAGCACTCATTGCTTCGATTGCAGCAATACAGGATGTCTCTGGCCAAGTGTTAGGATATCCGAAGATGTGTGCTTTCTTCAATGCATCACGCACCACATCATTAGGTTGGAATCCATGGTAGGTCATCTGAGGATGCTCTCTAATAGACTGAAACAGTTCCTCGTAAGGTTGGTCACGTTCTTTCCACCCATACGCCTCGAACGAAGAGAAGACGTCGAGATGAACCTTATCGCCTACTCTATTGGCAATCTCGTTCACTGCTGCATATAGCAGATTAAGACCTCGATGGGGTGTAGTATGATAGATGATACGCACTGTATCGCTTTCTGCACCCTTATCTTCTTTTGATAGGGTAATGGGGTCGATAGCGTTTCTCAACACCGTGGAGTAGTGATATGGGACTCCTAGACCCATGTTATACGTTGCTAGTTGATAGTTGGATACGAATACCAACTTAGCGAATCGTTTGATCGAATCCTGATCTTTTAGATGCTGAGACTCTGGATCATTCCAAGTATCATGCAACCAAAGAATATTTTTTTTCTCAGGATCAGTCCAACGAACACGAGACTTTATAATGTTGAACTCTTCGAGTAATGCAGCATCAACACGATCTTGTAATGCTTTATTCATCAACTCAGTACCACCCATAGCACCAGTATAAGTGCCGTCTTTGGATGGACCAAGTTCTACTTTTTCTGTATCATCTATTATATTCAAACTCATTATCACACCACATTTGTTATTGAATCCATTCTAAACGAACGCCACGCATTCTTTTCAGTATCCCAAACTACAACAACACCAACATTTTCTTTCTTTGAAGACTCGACTGAAGGGATGACGTCCTCTTTCAACGTACATTTCATCACACGCTCAGTGCCATCTTTCTTGGTGAAAGTTACTGATACATCACCATCTTTAAGTTTGCTGATTAGTTCTTTTCTTTCCATTATTTAGACCCTCTATCACATTTGCTTGTTTACAACTACTCCATCCGCAGTTGACGTTTATTATATTGCCACAGATAACACACTTCTTACCAAAGATACGACTCCATCCTTCATTGTATTTGACAGCATCGTATTTTCTGATTCCATCCCCTTTACCGCCATGCCATTGTTTGCTCATTACCACGCTCCTAATGCTACTCCAAACCCATATATATTCATCAAAGAGAAGTATGCGACGAGAAACATAGGGAAGGCGAGTGATCTTCTGTAATAAGCATACGCACCAGTTACAGATCCGATAAAGAACAGAGGGTAAATGTATTCCATCTGAGGATTATCGGCAGTGGTTGCTAACATAAAACTGGCAGTAACAGTAAAAACGAAACTGATTATCTCAAAGAGAAATGCAATTTTGTCTGAGTGATAACTCTTTAGAATAAAGTTCACTATCTACCTTGCCCACGATACTTCTTAAAACTGCGTTTGTAGTGCTTATTCATTGTAGCAGTTTTTGGTTTTGCTCCACCGATAGAAGTGCGCTTTCCTGTTGAGTTCTTTCTCCACGCATCTTCTATATTCATTTTCATTCTTGCCATTACTTCTCCTTATCTAACACTAATATCTACAGGTGCTTTCGAACCCATAACTGGACGATACTTCATAAACTTAGTGAAGTACATTCCATTGTACTCATAAGTCACGTGATATCCTGATACCTCTTGAACGTTGGTGACAACTTGCTGACACTCAGTTCTTGTTTGATACCCAACTACTTGATTGTGTCTATTAGATTGCGAGTCACCGACTTGCGCTCCAATAACAGCACCTGCAGCAGTTGCCCAGTC